GCCATGTTTGCGTAGAACATATAGTTTCTCCTATTAAGCGAGTTTAAAATTCGATACCCCGAAGGCGTATCATTGATCCAGCTTACCGACTACTGGGGTACCTTATCGTTGTACCGGCTTTAGACGCTCCTAAGGTAGAAGAGCCTGTAACGTTCCCATCCCGGGGATATGCTATTATATATGCTTTTACTCGTTAGAATCTACTCTTTTTCTACTACCAATATTATACTTGGTTTGTAGATCCCATTCATGCTTATCTTTATGCGCAATTACTTTAATCTGCGATAGAGGTGCAAGTTCGGTAAATTTTGTAACATCTATAATCTTTACCAAACCCCAATCGGAGAGGAGTTTGGCAATTGTATTTCTACGTTCTAAATCGTTTTCTGTTAAGTCAGTCTGCTTCCCATCTAAGGCAAAGAGCTCTTTAAAGTGAACGATGTAGTATTTTCCTTGTTTATGTAATATATGGCAAGATTGAAAAAGAATCTTATCTTTTCTCGAAGCAACACCAATTCTTGTCAACGTTTCTCTTACTTTAAGAAAATCATCTGGTTGAATAAGAAGAACTTCTAGGGGTGCATATCCAGGTAAGTCAATCTTGAAGTACTCGTTTGACATTATTTATTCCACCTTTTTCTAATTTTTGTTTTATCAGGTCAATTCGAGATTGATCTAGAAGGGGAAGTACTTGGCGTGCTTTTTCTGTGCTATAACCATAGTATTGTTTAATTACTTCTATCGATTCAATCTTCTCAGCTTTGATCCACTTATTATAGCGTTTCTTAGGCCTAATATTATTTATTAGAAATTGGAACTGGAGTTTCTTATCAAGATGAGGTCTGGAGTTCATCTCATTTGCCTGAATTACGGTATCAGCGCCGTACGAGAGTCCTTTATTTACAATGTATGGAGCATATTGCTTTTCAGCCCAATCATCTACCATAAGATCGTTCTTATTATAGGTAATTGCATTAATAAAATCAAAAGGCGAGATAGCAGGAGCCGTATAAGGCTCAATAACTATCTCAACTTTAGGTTCCCCGAACATCAGAATACCATCCGAATTAAACCGATTGTGTCGATTGTGGTGAGTAGTATATAGTTGGCGAGCATTCCAAATGATTTCCTAGTGTAAGCAGCCCAAGCATACAAAGCGCAGCCAGCGATCCAAATAGGATACAAAACAATAAGCGGTGGGTTAGGGACTGTAGCGGCCATAGTGATACTACAACCAATACTAATGCCCCAAGCAAGCAGCTCGATAGCAAAGCGTACAGGGTTAGAATTCCAATCATCTTTTATCCATTCAAATGTAGGTCTTAGTAATTCATTCATTAACTCTCCAATTCTCTAGAGCCCAATTTTCAGCCATATCTTCTGCTTCACTGATACTATCTCGGTAATGGGTTACTACAGTACCGTTCTTACGATCATAGCATGTAACTTCATAACGAGTAATATCGTCTAGGGATACAACTGCACACCGCTCTTGATTATCTGAAAAATGAGTAGATATTTCTTTTTTCATTTTAACTCCACGGAAGCCATAATTTCAGTTAAACATGCAACCAAGTTAATCTCTTGATCAGCTACAAAAGCGGACTTATACTGATAGTCGGCAATCGTTAGAACAAGTTGCGGTACTTGATTAGTTAGAGGTACAAAGGTATCGTAAATCTTACGGAACAAAGATACAGGGTCATTATCTAAATTATTAACAACCCAAGTTCGCATCTTTTTCCAATCTTTATCCTTAATAGCATCAATGAGCTCTTTCATATTAGCTTCACTAACGCTAACCAAGATACCTTCGTCAATAGAACCGGACTGAGAATATCGCTGCAGCTCGTTTAACGTTCTACGGAAGTCAGGGAAATGCTTTTCAACAACCTTTGCAACAACCTTTGAGTCTGCCTGAATACTTTCAAATGAAAGAATATCCATAACACGTTTAAAGAACGCACTTGCAATTGCTGGTTTTTCTTTATTAGGAATCTTAAACTCAATTACTGCACACCTTGAATGCAAAGGCGGTATAATACGATTCTTAAAATTACAAGTTAGAATGAAACGGCAATTACTTGCAAACTCTTCAATAAACCCACGCAAAGCAGGTTGAGTAGAGTTAGGGTTTAGGTAATCAGCCTCGTCAAGGATAACCACCTTTGTATTACCGCTGAACGAAACAGTAGAAGCAAATTGCTTAATCTTGGTACGTAGTACATCAATACCTGACTCTTCTGATCCGTTAATGATCATATAGTCAGTTTGCAACTCCTCACACAACGCCCTTGCTATAGTAGTCTTACCAGTACCAGCTGTACCGCATAGCAACATATTCTGAATCTCACCTTTAGCAACCATTTGCTTAAAGTAATCTTTTTGAGACTCAGGTAAAATGCAGTCGTCAATCTTCCTAGGGCGATATTTCTCAACCCAGATAAAATGCTCACTCATATGCTACCCTCAAACTACTGAACCAGGTTCTGCTGCAATCCAATATTGTAGTTGTCTTGATTCGTGTTTAAAGTGAAGGAACTTAGCTTTACCATTAGGGGTCTTAGCAACTGTAATGTCATATGCATCGGGTATGACCTTTAGATTCTCAACAGCAATAAAAACATCGAAGTCATCAAAGGATGTACCTAGAGACTTTCTAAAGTTAGATGCAGTATCATTCTTACGATCGCTTACCGATAATACAACAGCTTGATTCTTACAAGTTACAGATACAGTAGGCGCTCCGGTGATAGCAGCCGCCTTCATAATCATCTGAATATCTTCCGCCGTTACTTTAAACTTATAAACATCGGCATGCTCGATTTCGTTAGTAGGCGCAGCGGTTACAATCTCAGGATTAGAATAGTAGTACTCAAACTTACCAGCCGGGCTAGTAATACCGATACATTTATCTCCAAACTCAATATCCTGGCTATCGGTCAACGTCCACATAGCAAGAAGGGAGTTAAGATCGTAGATAGCAAACTCTTTAGGAATAGTTTCCTTGATAGTAGCCTTAGCAAAGATGTTCTTTGCATTAGAGATAGTACTTACAGCATCTCCTTCTTTAAATACGATATTCGTATTGATAGATGCAAAGTTCTTCAACAGCGCAATAGTTTCACTTCCAATTTTCATAATATAGTCCTTATAATTACATATTATAACGTCATTTCCAGCTCAATGCTACTTCTTTCGTCGGCATGGTACCGTTATACTTGTCGATACAGTACTGTCTTTCTTTTGCATCAAGCTCTTGAAACTTAGGGTCCCGAAATGCTGAGGAACCGTGCTCTCTAAAGCAAACCAAAACGTCATCTATCATAATAGGATCACCATGGTAGTAGTAAGACCGGTAGAAGTACTCCCCGTCTACAATCCACAGTAAGTCATCGTCCATCTCAATAGCACATTCCCGTCTTACGGCATAGTTAGAAGGGTTACCAGTCGTATTGTCCCCATTTACATACTTGTTATTGTAACAAGGTTTTCTCGTATCAAAGATTTTTGTTCGGTCTTCATTACTATGTGTAAAGCCAGATATAAACCATTTACCATCTGGGTTATCATTAAATGCTTGGTTTATTTTATGGAGTGCAAACGGATCAATAAAGAAGTCATCCATGTAAAGTAACTTTACAATATCTCCTGTAGCATGTCTGACAGCGTTGTTTACATTATTAGCTGCATTCTTTTTATCACTTGTATTTTTAAAATACTTAATGTCTAACACCAGAGAAAAGACATCACAAATTTGTTTAAGGTTATCTCCCTCACTTTGATCCGAAATCACTACATCAAAGTCTTTGAAAGATTGGAACATTAGATGAGAGAAGAATTCAACCAAAAACTTTTCAGCTGTTTTTTCTTTCATTGTATATACTGGGCAACAAATAGAAATTTTAGACATAATCAACACATATCCCGTGAATACCTAGCAATTTATACTTCTCGAAATCTACATTAGGGTAAAAGTCAAGAAGAACTTGATTATAAGAAAAAACGTTCTGCGGCTTAGGGTAAGTCCAAACGAACCCTAGAGATGTTAAGGTATAATCATCTTTGTCATGAAGAAAATAATTAAACCCCCTATACCTAAACAATTGTGTACTTGCTTGAAGGTTCTTACAATGTATCCATAATCTAGTCTTTATCG